GATCAACCGGGTTGTGGAGCGCGTGCATCCTAATCCCGTCCGTAAGTACGTTGCGGAGGCCCGTAAGCCCATCCCCGCCACCGACCTACCCATTGCACCCGCCGCAGCCATCGCAACCGCTGAGTGTGTGCCTGGAGGCGGCGGGTTTGCGGGTGGTGGTGGGTCTGGGGGGTTTATCGGCGTAGGAGGTGGCAACATAGGCGGCGTAGGAGCTTTGCCACCAGTTGGCACGCCTGTAACCGTCAGCCCCGTTCCAGAGCCTTCCAAGTGGGCGCTGATGATCTTTGGGTTTGGGGGTATTGGTGGTGTTATGCGGAGGAGGAAGCTGTGAGCCTACCTTGCGAGCAATGCGCACATATTCCAACGTATCATCATGCGGAGGCTCTTCAAGCGCCATATCGGGGACTATTTCAAGCCGTAGTGGCGCGGATCAATGATATGTCCCCTGACATGCCTGTGTATAAGCGAGATCTAGACCGCTGGATTGCTGAGATATGGGGGGGGAGCAGCCGGACGCCAAGGCGGCGTTTGCGTTGAGAACAACTCGATACGGGCGAGAGGGAGAAGCCGAATGATGAAGCTTTTACATTTTCTGATAGGGTGTGCAGTCGGTGGATTGAACGCACATGCAAGCGTCAGTCTCTTTGGGTTATGGGGTTGGCTGTGGCTTATCCCAACCTGCATATGGGTTGGTGTTATGACTGCTAAAACTATGCCCGATTAACCCCCCAACCGTTTCCCAACCTGCCGCACAGCCTCATTCTTAGCCGCCTCCACCAGAGCATCCTTGGCCGCATCGAGCGTCAGGGGTGCTTTGGGGTTTTTGGCAATGTTTGCGACGGCGGGAATCAGGATCCGCTTGGCGAAGATCGTAGCTAGTTTACCGAACAGGCTCATTGGTTGTCTCCGTTACTGCGATTGGATCTGAGGGGGTGCCCGCTGGTGTAGCCGGGTCACTCTTGGCCTTACTGCCCGACGATGAGCCCAGCCAGAAACCGAAAGCGAGCACGGCAAACGACTTCCACGTCCCTACCGTGTCGCCGGTCATTGTGGCATCACGCAGCACAACAACGACATAGATGCTGAACAGAGCGTAACCAGCAATGGCGGCTAGGCACATGCCGACGACGATGCGGATGTTGGGAATGCTTGTCGAGTTAATCATGCCGACTTCCTATACAAAGCAGTCTCAGCCGCACGTCGCCGGGTCAGGCCAGCCATGACTTTGCCATTGGCGCGATTCCAGACGGCGAATTGGTCCGCCGCGCCTGCATAGTCTCCAGCATTGTGCTTACGGAGCAGCGTGGACGATCCAAAGTTTCCAAGCCCTACGTTAAACGCAAGCGAGACCATCGCATCAAACTGCGGCTGCGTCGTTACGGGTGCCAGACCAGAAACGCCGGTTTCAAACTTTCGCAGATCCGCCGCCAACCATGCGTCAGCCATTGCCTGCGTAACGGTCATACCTTTGCGCACGTCAGGCCCCGTATGTCCTACACCAGCGGTCCAGGGATCGCCGCCAGTGGCAGGATCGGGATAGGCGCGTAATTCTACGCCTTCAAACTCCTTGATGAGCGCCTTGCCCTCTTCACTAGTCACGCGCGCACCAGCAGCGCCACGCGGGATCTTGAAAGCATCGGCCAAGGCATCAATCACTTGTACATGGCTAGGTAGAAATCGACGGTCAGGAGCGAATGGCCGTATTGCATCGAACAGTTCTGCGCGTGTCGTCATCCCCGGCTCCTGTCTTCATGCCACCGGCCAGCCATAGCGGCCATCTGGTTATTGGCGCGGTCATGCCGCCATTTTCGGTACGCAGCGCCGGTCAGGAACAGCACGACGCCGTAGGTCAGCAGTGTTACGGACCAGCCCTCAAATGGGCTTCCCTCGCGCTCCCAGATCAACGCCACCGTCAGGAAGCTGCCTGATCCTGCCATTGCCAACCCGACCCGCTCTACAGCGATCGTCATGTGGCGATACTTGGTGATGAGGATGACGGACACGCACGTCAGCAGCAGACGCCCGAATGAGTTGAGAATGTCCCAGATCATTCCGGCTCTCCCTTCAGGCCAAGCATAAGGATGATCTTCTTTCGGATTAGCGGGATAAGACCAATGCCGAATGCCGAGCCAAAGAACGTCGTGCCGCAAGCAACGCGTATAGGAGTGATATCGACGTGAAACATATCAGCCACCACCAGAGGAACGCCAAAGACACCAAAGAACGTGCCGACGACTAGAGCAAAGGCAATCTCTCGCCAATGCATCGCTTTCCATGGCAGGGACCAGACTGACACAATAGCACCGCCTATAGCGGCCATAGCAACAAGGATGATGCGACGATCATTTTCATCCATCACGGCCTAGCCACCTTGCCAGTTTTTCCCAATGCTTGTGAGGTAGAGCGCTCCAGCCGATGAAGGCCAAGCAGACTACACATCCGATCTGAAACACCTTTACCTCCTAGCAGGAAAAACACCGCCACTTGCGCTAATAGCATTTTGTCCAACCAAAAGGTGTAATTTTCGTCAGACAATTGGCCCCTGAACGAATGCGCAAAAACCTGTGTCATGCAAAGCATATAGACAACCCAGCCCCACCAGCGAAGACGCCCCGTGAATATGGCCAGGACGCCAACGGATAGATCCGCAATCGTCCACAAGTCTACAGCCGATGTAGGTATCCCCTGTGCCCTTAGCCATGCTTGTGGAGACGAAGCGGAATAGGTCCACTCTACGAAGCACCAGTTAAGCGCGATTCCCGCTGCAAGAACGAATGCAGCAAGGCGCTGGCCTACCGGGGCATGAATGGAAAACATTACCGCCGCTAAGCATAGCCCAAAATAGATCAGCGCCTCACACGACATTACTTCGGCGGCACAGTCGGACCGTGACCGCCACTACGCTGCGTCGATGCAGACTCACTATTAGGCTTGATAGGCGGTTTCGGCTTCTTCGGTTTATCGGTCATGTTACAACTCCTATAAAAATCTGCCGGATAGCGCCAGCTCGCATATGGTTAGGACTCTAGTTCGGCAACGCGAGCGGTGAGCTGCTGCACAGCCTTGATGAGAGGCGCAATCAACTCTTCGTAGCCAAGAGACAGAACGTCCTCGCCTCCCAGAATCTTGTGATCCTGGAAGCCGCCAAAGTCAGTGCCGCTGCCCTCGATCACATCACGGACTTCCTGCGCAATCAGGCCGTGATGATACCGCGTCCGCTTTTTCGACTGGTCAGGAACGGTGGTTGGCATATTGCCAGCTTCGTCGCGGTAATAGTCCCGCATGTTCCAGCGGAAGTCTACCGGGCGCAGTGCCATGATGAAGTCGAGCCCGAGCACGGTATCGCGGATGTCGGCTTTGTCGCGGATGTCGGAACGGTTCTGGACGGAGCCGTAAGCGTATGTCGTGGTCCGCGCATCGCCAAGCTGTACCTGATTCGGCCCGGTAACCTGTGCATTGACGCCAAAGCCCGCACAATTGCCGAACTCGGTATTTGCCGACAACGCTGCCGCTCCAACGCCCGTGCATTCGTCGGTAGCGATGACCAGCAACGCATTTCGACCTATTGCAGTGGTGTTGACAAGTGTAGCCGACGAAGAACCGACCGCAAAAGCGCCAACAGCGGTGACGCCCATAGCCCCAGCGAGGTTCTTTGCTGCCTCCTGCCCCACGACAACCGAATCTGTGGGAGCCTGTGCTGCCTGCATACCAAGCGGACCGATAACGACGTTACTAGTGCCGGTCTTGTTGCCGTTCATCACGGCATGGCCGATCGCGATGTTGGAGCCGCTAGTCTGACCCTCAAGCGCAGCCCAACCGATCGCAATGTTGTTGCTGCCCTGGTTGACGACGAGCGCATAGGCACCAAGCGACACGTTGAAATTGCCGGTCAGATTAGTAATCTGACTATTCGCGCCCACCGCAATATTGCACAGCCCCGTCGTAAGCTGCTGCATCGTGGCGTCACCTAGTGCCAGATTCTCAACACCCGTGGTGCAATCACGCAGAGCCGTATTGCCTATTCCAAGGTTGGCATCCCCTCGCGCGTTGTAGCTGATAATCTCGCCGGACGAGATGGTCGCCCGTGCGCCGGTCTGATCGCCTACAATCTTGGACAAAACCGCATTGCCAAGCGCAATGTTACCCCGGCCATACTGAGACAGGGCAAGGGCGTTGTTGCCCATCGCGAAGTTGCTGTAACCGCCTGCGTTCTTTGCCAGCGCACCAACACCCGAGGCGACGTTACCCGCGCGAACATGGCCACCGCCCGGTTCCGCAAGCGGTGACTCATCCTTGTTCTTCTGAGTGACCAGCCCCGCGCCAGTGAAGCCAGCACCCAGGCCAACCTCTACCCGCTCGGGAAGGACGATCGCCGACGAACCATTGTCGATCTGACCACCAGCGTGGATGACGAACGTGATGTTTCGATAGGCCGAATAATCACGCCCGCTCGTGGTCCATACGCCTGGAGGGGTAACAAGCCGAACCGCGCTCGTCATTCCCAACGATGCAACGGCGGCGTCTACTAGAACGCCCCAGTCGGTGCCGGTGCCGTAGTCAGTGACTGACTTCTCTACTTCCCGCAGCTTGGTTTCAATGTTGCGGATCGTAGCGCTGCCGGTCTGCTGGAACGCAAAGCTGTTAGCGCCCTGACGAACCCACGCGCCGTTACGGTAGAAGAAAGTGCCATCGGCTTCAGTCGGATCACCAACCAGTGTTGCGACCTTGAGCGTTGGTGATGCAGCCTGGAGGCTTGTCAGCGTGGTAAACGTGTTGTCCTTGTCTGCCGATCCCGGCAAAACCCAACGCCCCGACTGAAGCGGGGTAAAGCCATCTGGACGAACGACAGACACACCATCATCATTCGCCATAGAACTAGGGTCGAAGGTAAACAGGCCAGCCGCTGTCACCAGAATAGCAGCCTCGTCGTTCATCTCATAGGGAGATATGCCGCGAAGCTCCGTGATGCTACGGACTTGCATGAGGTTCCCAGGGAACCGGAGTGTCGGATTGTTACCAAACATTTTGCTGTTCCTCGGGTATCATGGTACCATAGCCCATGGCTGATAAAACGTCTATAATGCTCGTCACCGGAACTAACGCCGCTTTAGTTGTGATTTGGCAGGCGAACCGGGCGCGCATTCGATCATTGGCTGCGCAAGTTTTGTATCAGAGCGGGCGCTGCTACGGGCGCACCCTGCGCGCCATACTGAAGCAGCCGCGCCAGTTCGGGTGATATATTAGACTGACGTTGCATGGCGCTGCCAACGCCCCGTGCTGCTGCATAGGGGATGGAGCCAAGAGCGCCAGCAGCTAGGCCCAATAGGTTTGACTGCGCCCACCGACCCGAGGTACCGCTATCTGGAATCTCAGATGGCAAAACCTCGCTGGCGGCATCCGATAAATCTTGGTTAAGAGCTTCGCCACGGGCATAGCCCCGGCTACGTGTGGTGGCGCTGCTACGTCGAACGGCCTGCGAGTATCCACCCGGTCCGAACTCGCCCCTAGTGGTCAGCCCTGCGCGCTCAACCTGGGTGAGGCTTGCCCAACCCTGATTGACAGCACGAAGTTCGACGGCCTTGTCTGGGTTCTGACGCGCCGCCAACTCGCGAACTGCGGACAGTACCGATTCTAAAGCATCACCAAGTTCCTGCTGGTCTGCGTCCTGGCTCTTGGCAAAGCGTCGCGACTTCTCGCCAATGCGGGTTTCAATGGCCTTCAGCGCCGCGCCATCCAGATTGACGCCATCTTGCCAATAACGGTCCAGCCCGCGCAGGATATTGTCGAACTGGCGTGTGCGCTCTGGCAGCATGGAAGCGGCTTCATCATGGATAGACGCTAGTTCACTGGCGAACTGATCGTCACCAGTAGCGCGCAGACCCGGCAACAATTCGTCATATTTGGCCGATAGGGTATCGCCTGCAAAGCGAATAGCGCGCCTTCCTGCCTGCACACCATCGGGGAGCTTAGCGCCGATAGGTTCAAGCGCGCGATTGATCGCGGCGGCATTGAAAGACTGATTAGCTGCTACGCGGTCGGCGGTGATCATGTCGCCAACGCCGGGCAGGCTGGAAGCGCGGTCTTCCGCCGCCGCCATGATCCGGTTGCCTAGACCAGTGCCACTGCGAGCTAACTGACCCGGCGTTGCGCGCGCCCCAGCCCTTACAAGCGTCTGCATCGTATCAGACAGCACGGGAGCAGCCAACTTAGCAGCGCCACTAAACGCAGCCTGCCCAACCTTGCCGCCGACCGCACCTAACAGAGCATCTCCAGCAATACCGCGTGCGGTGTCGGACTCGGACAACAGTGCCCCACCGGCTGCACCCTGCGCCAGCACGCCACCAGGGAGCGCCGACAGCGGCAGCGTGCCTGCTACCTGACCCGCGAAATAACCCGCCTGTCCACTCTGGTTAGGACTGGCGGCAAGCTGTGCGTCCTGCGCCTTCTCGGCATCGGCAACAGAACCAGCGAGGCCAATCGACGGACCGAAGCTGTTCAGCTTCTGCCCCAGATCACCAAGGCCAAGAACGCCACCCACCTTGTCCAGCCCGGTTTCAACATAGCCCGCCGCGTTGTTCAGAACGTCGGTGACGCCTTCGGTGAAGCCTTGAACCTCGGATACAGGACGTGCGTTGGGGTCTATCTGTGCGGGCAGGACTTCCGCATTCTCAGGTTTCCACTGCGTAGGGTCTTTCTGCCCCGCGTCGATCTGCCCGTTGATGTACGTTTCAAGGCGCTGTGCCTCTGCATCATCGTTGGCATTAATCTGGTACTTGCTGCCATCCTTGGCGGTGATTTCGTACTGGTTGCCTGCCATTAGTTGATCCTGCGAATGGTTGGCGAGATGCGACCCGGTGCAGCCGGTGCAGCCTGACGCGAACCCTTTACGATGTTCGGCGTGTAGGTGCGCGCCACCCGATCGGCGGCAATACCGTTGTCCTTGGCGTACCCGCGATACTGCTCGGCTGTCTCGTTATACGCCGCTCGATACTGCTTGTAGTTCACGTAGGCCGTGTTGACCATTTCCTTGCGCTGCTTGGCGTTAAGGCGCTGCCCACCCAGCACACGGTTATAAAGGTTTTGAACGTTGTCAGGAACACTGCCAGCGTTCTGCGCTTGTGCGAACTCGCCTTCGCGAACCACCGATGACGGATCAAGCGTCTTCATGTAGCCGAACACCATCGCAATGTCGTCTTGTGGTGTCGGGTTGGGCTTGCGTGACAAATCCCGAAGAGTACCGAACTGCTGGCGCGCGGTGTTAAACGTCTTAACCTGTGGCAATCCGTTGAACTCCTTACGGAACTCGGATTCAGCCTTACGATTGCTCTGCACGTTGCGAGCCGTCGCCGTTGATGGATCGGCAGGGCCACCGGGAATCGGCTCTAGTGCGCCACCATTGAAGCGATACCCAGACGGTGCCCCATCAGTGTTGCGACGCGCTTTCGGAGGCCGAACATTCACCACCCCAGGTGCCCCACCCTGACCACCGCCTAGAACCTTGCGGAGATAGCCTTGCGTTTCGCTGGGGATGCTTTCCTGCCAAGCGTCACCGCTGCGCAACACAGCCTGACGGATGCGCCCTGGCCCCGCGTTGTAAGCCGCAACAGCCTTAGCCTCGTCGCCGTTGAACACCTGCAACTGCTTCTGGTAATAGGCATTGCCCAATCGCGAGTTGTACTCAGGATCGTTGCGGAATCGGTCTGGATCCCACGGCAAGCCCGCCGCCTTTGCAGCCTCGGGTCCGGTTGACGGCATAACCTGTGCCATGCCGACAGCGCCCGCCGATGACGTGAGAGGCTGTCCGTTACGTGCAAACTGACGCCCGCCGCTTTCCGCGCCAATCATGCGCTGGAACGTGCCGCCGCCACCCGGTTGCGCTTGTGGTGCCTGTGGCGCTGCATACCCTGCTGGACCGCTACCCGGCTCCTGCAACCACGAACCGCTTTCGCTATCGAACTGCCACTTGGGCAACGGCGCGTTCTGGGCAATAACCTGACCGTCAGCCGAATAACGCGTCTGCCCTGCCGATAGCTCAAACGGCTTCTGTGATTCAGCATACGCCTTCAGCGCCTGATCGGCACTAGTGGCCATGGCGATGTAGTTGTCTAGTCCTACATCGCTAAGATCGACGTTGGCCAATTCGTTCTGATCGAACCCGCGCTGCGCCAATTGCGGAGCCAGTGCCGCAAAAGCCTGCGCGCGTGCTTCGGGTGGTTGTCCCTTCAGGCGCACGGCGAGCGAACCAATCAATCCAGCCTGTTCGGCAAGTTGCTTGCGATGATCGTCACTAGCGCTAGATGCGAACTTAGCGAAGTCATAGTCACCACCGATAGCTGCCGTCTGCGCCGCGCCCGCAAAGTCGCCTTCGCCCAACTGCTGGCCCGCCCTCTGACGTGCTGCAACCTGCGCCTGCATCTCCTGCTGCTTCATTGCCATGTTCTGACGCTGCATACCCTGCTGCTGCGCCTGACCAAACGTCTGCAACGCCTCCAGTGCGTTGAAGCCTTGACCCTGGATTCCCCAATTTACTGGCACTAGAAACCCCTAAAGTTAAGCATGCCGTTCGGAAGCGTGCTGCCGATGGCTGGGCCCTGTGCCTGCTGGCCATAGCTAGACGAGAGCCCTCCACCTGCATAAGCACTGCCGATGTTGGCTAGGTTCTGCAATGCGCCCGACCATGCAGCACCGCCAGCAAGCGCGCCGTTAGACGCCGCATCCGCTGCGTTCTGACCGGACTGGTTGATGTTGTTAACGGTGTTGGTCGCAGCACCCGCAACCTGCCCAATCGCCTGCTGGCCTTGGCTGGAGAGGTTCTGCAAGCCGTTGAGCCACGAACCAGACGACTGATCGGCCAGCGCCTGCCCCTTGGCCTGTAGCGCCTTCAAGGTGGCGCCAGACGCGCCTAGACCCTTGGCATAGGCCACGGAGCTGACTGAGTTAAGGCCAGTATTGAGGATATCCTGATAGCCGGTCGACCCGCGATAGGTAGCAAGTGCCGATGCTGCACCGCTATCGCCCTGCGTGCCGAGAAAACCGCCAATGAGATTGCCAGCCGCATTACCGCGATCAATCGTGGGCTGGTTAAGGCCCGTGATATACTGCTGGTTAGCCTGCAACCGCGCCTGTTCGGACTGCGCCTGCTGCTGCTGCCTTTTAGCAGCGCTCTTGGCAGCGCTCGACTGAACAACGCCGCCGATGATCGATCCACCGGCTGCAATACCGGCTGCAATGGCTACTGGTGGCATCTAGAGACCTTCCGTTACAAAATACTGCACGTCACCGGCGATTGCGTCTTGACCAAAGCCAACAGGCTTCAATCCCATGCGCCGGATATAACAAATCGCAGCCCGGTTGTACACTGACGGTTGCCCCCAGACGGTATGCCCGCCCTCTTTGCGTACATAGGCCAGCATATCGCGCCCCGTCTGCATTGCTTTGGCGCCCCGTGCATCTTTGCGCACCATCAGATGGCATTCATATATACCCGGTCCACGCCACACGAACATCGCGACAAAACCGCCGTCAACCAGAATGATGTTGCGCGGATCTTCACACCATGGCGTAAAATCAAGGTGATCGGGCGGATACATTGCGCCAAGAAACATAAGGGCGCGCACAGATGGATCGTTGCCAATCTCGTTTACAACTTCAGCGTCGGTTACGCGCTCGATCATTCTAGTGCCAGTTCTGGTTGACGTGGACGAACGAAGCCGGGGCGCTGCGGACCTTCGCCACCCTCAACCGTGCCTGTTGCGGGGATCATTACCGCACCGACGACATGCGTTGCGCCTGTCTGCGCGGGGGCTGTGGTAGATACGACATAGGTTACTGCGCCCCCCTCGCGGTCTGGATCGCTGTATGACACATAATCCGTATCACCTTCACCTGTGGCTGTAGCTGTTCCGCCAGCCACGGACACACTCGTTGCGGTTCCGCCATTAGCAGACGGATAGATGCGGGTGTGAGGGGCGATGGTGATGTTGATTGTGTCAGCCGTCAGCACCGACGTGGGATCGATGTAACTAGCCTGTAGCGACGCTTCACGGGCGTTTGCTGCTGCTGCTGCCGCGCTATCCCCCGCTGCTGCCGTTGCGGCGTCTGCCGCTGCCTGCGCGGCTTGAGTAGCGGCGTCCAGGTTGGCGAGCGCTTCCTGAATTAGCGGCAACTGCTGAATCTGCAAAACAGCATCACCTAGCGACTTCAGGATGTCGTTAAGCGTGCGCAGAAAGCTCGTGGTAGGCTTGCGATCTGTTTCAACGATCGGTTGCGCCTGCGTAAGCGTTGGGATGCGGAGGGGTTTTAGCGCCATGATTGGTTCGCAGCAGCACCAGCCAACCGGATGCGCTCCGGTCCGACGTGGCTAATCTCAACCGTCCGATAAGGCTGTTCAGGGCGTCCCAACCGATACAGCGAGCAAACATCGAACGGCGCGCGAACGTCCAGCACGTCGTAATAATCAGGATAGTCGTCCTGACCATCTTTCCAGCGAATGCGGATAGTGGTGTCGCTGGATGCGCCAATGCCCACGCTGATATTGTCATTCCGCTGCGGCTTTCCGAACAGCGCAATCGTGCCGGTGATAACCTTCTCGATCATCAACCCGTCATCTGTGCCGTTGGACGGATCCAGACGCCACACAGCGCCATCAACGGACGAACCGCATACCACTGAACCCTGACGGTCATATCCGACACGGGCGGCCCATTCGGTACGTCCTGACGTAGCGAACTCGGACCACGCCTGCGTCGACGCGTCGTAAGCAAAAGACCCTTGCCCCGGTATGCACAGGACGTAGAACTTGTGGCCGTCTAGACCGAACACCCAGGCGGATAGATCACCCCCCTTCTTACGAATGCGCTCAGCGATGCCGTTATCACTGACGACTTGGGGAACTGCGCCACCACGACACACCTCTCCATCATTTGACACCCACATGACCGAATTGTCAAATCGCTTTACCGTGTCGCGCGCCAAACAGCCGCGTTCGTAAATGCGACCCGTGACGCGCTGGAACGGCGCGTCGACATCGCCGGTCGACTGCCACGGTTCGATTGTGTCCTCGGAGAAGATCCAAAACTCGTCGCCCACGCGTCGGATAGCCACAGCCTTGTCAGGCGAAAACTCAGCCGTTGCGAAGTCGAGCGGGTCAACGGTCGTCGCACCGGGGACCATCCAGTAGAATTTGCCTGAGCGCGTCAGAATCAGCAGATATTGGTTGATCTGCTCGATATCGACCACTGTGCCCGCATCATCAGGTAGGATTAGCGGTGTAACACCTGTGCCATAAAGATACAGCGTGTTGCCGCCAAGGATCGCATAGACGAACGTGGTCCCGACCATCGGCGTGATACCGGTGCCTGCAATGGCTCCCTTGGCCGTGCCACCAGCGAACAACTGCCCGCCAGACACCGCCAGATCCTCGTCAGTCGACACCCGGTAGTCCATGCCACGGATAGGGCCTAGACCCAGCGTCAATGTGCGCGTGAGGCCGGGGCGCTGGATACGCAGGGTTCCATCGGGCGAGATGCCGGACTCGTCCTTCTCGACATACAGATTGCGCAGGATAGTTTCGGGAACGAAGCCATCCGTGCGCTGGTAGCTCTTAAGGCCCAAAGGTACAATTGGCATTACGGACCCTTAAAGAAAGACAGCCAAAATGCCCACCACGGCGAATTGCAACGCCATGGTGGGTCATTGGTTACTTGATCGGCTTGTTGGTTGGCCAATAACGCATGAGCATCACCTCCTTTCATGTTTAAACTGTCAGATTGTCGATATGAAGACCTGTAGTAGCCGAAGAAGAACCCAAGGCGCGCAGACCAATGGTTCCTGCCGCCGTGATCGCTGTATCGGTAACAGGTGCGATTACTGTCGTGCCATCAAGGGTCACGCTAATGGAGGAGCCGGTCATAATCAAACCGACTTCAACGGAAACGCCTGCGCCCAGCACATAGGCAAAGAAGCCGATGACGGTAAACGTGCCAGCGACTGTTTTGCCAAGGTAAATGCCTTCGCCGTTAGGCCCAGACTTCTGGTAGCCGCCCTGATAGTGAGTGCGCGTTGTGCCAGACGTCGAACCACGGCCAAGAACCCATGCGGCGGTCTGGGTAACAACGGTAAGGCACTTGACCGTACCCTTAACCGTATAGTCGGCGGATGCCGGAACATAGCTGGATAGATAGGCAGCACCAGTCGCGTTAGAAGTCGTGGTATATGTCTCGTTGTTAGCAATAACAAGCTGGCCAATAACTGCTGTCCATGTCTGGCCTGTATTGGACGTGTGCGCCGTCAAGTCGGTGCCGTCGGTGCCGGTGAAGGTGTCAGAGAACGATGGTGACGGCGTGGGCGTGGGAGTCGGAGTCGGAGTCGGAGTCCCACCCGGCGGTGCAACAATCACTGCACCGCCAAGATTGGGCTGCAACTGACGCCCGTTTGGCAGGCCATCCGCCGTGTAAGTGTCGTAGAGCATGTTTGCAGCCGCCGTCGTGCTGGACGGATCAGGGTGACGCAGCCAATGGACATCGAGCGCCTGTGATCCGCCGGGATCGACAGACAGAGTAATAACAGCCTGCGCGCCGCTGGCGGTCAGACTTGCGATCGCGAGCGCACTTGCAGACGTACCCGCATTGTAAACCGTGAAGCGGTTTGAAGGATTGCCGACCATTGCAAGCGCGCTGGAGGCCGTAACGGTGATTGCAGTCCCAACGCGCGTTGCGCCCGTGATCGTGGGACCAGTATCCGTAGCGGATGACATGGCGCGGTGGAGATGGCGGGCAAGAACGATGTTGCCCGGCTGCCCCTGGTGTACCGAGTCTTCAAGGTTGATGTCGTGCGGCTCAAGATAGACCGCGTTATTCGCTGCCGACCAATCCGACGCCGCCTTACGGATCGTCTGCACGCTTGCTGTCGTGCCCGCACCAGCAGACGTGCGCGTTGCCATAGCCGTAACGTATCGCTCGAACGATGAGCCACGTGCGGCATTGCGGGCGGCAAGGTCGCCGAACACACCGGTTAGACCTGCCTGATAAGCTGCGGCGCTAGTACCAGCGCCCGCATCGTCGCCGCCCTGATGCCAATAAAACGCTTCGAAGCCGCCTGCCGCATCAAGAACGGCACGCAGTTCAGTGTTGTTCGCTTGCCCAGGCTGCCAAGCGGCAATCGCCGTAGAGCCGACCGCGTGCCCGATCGCGCCACAGTTGACGCCCTTGTTTGCAATCTGACGACGCAGCATCTCCGAAACGAAAGTGCTGTCGTATGCGCCGCCATCTACTGGCACCGCCCATGCTGGCGTCGTCAACGTGCGGGCCGTGTCGGTGTAGCGGGCATAGACGGCGCTGTTTGGATCAATTGTGACACCAAGCGATGCGTTCGTGCCCGCATAGGCTGGCATCTTGGCAAACTGGCGTACCGCCTGAGACTGGCCCGACATGGCGATAAGCCGCCCCATGCCGACCAGCACGGTGCCATTCTGCCACGTCGTGCCATCGGCGGAAAGGTCGAGATAAAACCAGCCTAGCCGTGCATCTACGTTCGGAATGTTAACAGTCTGCGCGCCGGTCGCAGTGGTAGTAGCTGCAACCCAAGATGCCTGAAGGATGGAGCTATTCTCTGCTCGCACGCGGGCATAGATGCTGCCAGCTGTGGACACATCCAACGCTACAGGAATAGTGCCCTGTCCGTTACTCTGACCACCGCCCGTCAGTGTCGATCGCTGATAAATGCGGTTTGCAGACGCGAGCTGCGTCATGGTGAACGCGCTTGGAGTAGGAGTAGGAGTAGGCGAAGGGGCTGGTGTAGGTGTAGGTGTAGGTGTAACCGTCCCGCTCGATACGCCCACTGCAATCTGCGTGATGTTGGGCGCGTTAATCGCACCGCTAACACCGTTAGGATCCTCAACAAACGTGATGACCTTCGGGCCAGCCGTCGTAAAAAGGCCAGACAGCAGATTATCATTCAGGCTCAACACCGTGCCGTCATCTGCCGTCACATTGACAGGCTGTCCAGGCGAAAGACCACTGACATTGGCGAAAAACAAAGTGCCAGCCGTAAATGCAGTCGACGAAAGCGAAACTGCCCTAAGCGAAAACACTGGCTCACCCGTCACGGCCTCAATCCGATTGACGAGATTATTGATGGTGTTCGTCAGTCCCGTGATACGGCTATCTACAAACCGCTTGTAATCATCGAACTGCTCGGCAGGAGTTGCGCCAGCTGTAATGCCAGCCCCCGTTACAGACAGAGTACGCCCCTGTCTGGACACGATGATGCGATCCCCGGGTTGGAGAATGTAACCATCGGGGTAGGCTGAAATTCGGCTCATCGAATACCCCTTAAACGTCGGAACGTGCGATTGCGACTACTGACACGGATGCACCTGAAGGGCTACCTCCAAACACATTAAACCCTGTGAGCGATGCTGCCAAGCTATTTACGCCTGCAACCACGGTACCCAGAATTGCTAAAACACTCATTTGTGGCTGCGCTGGCAAGGCTTGGCTGCGATAACCTTTGATTACACAGCCTGTGTAGACACCGTTTGACATCACAAACGACTGCACAACGCAAACCAATGGCTGCGCACCATTTGCGTCAATCTCAGTAATAGAGAAACCCGGCTTGTTCGCGAATGACCGTGTAAACATCACCGTAGCCGTGCCATCAGCCGCTAGGGTGGCGTAGGTCGTACTGGTCAGGCGCGGATGACTATGGCCCATCTGCGCGAACTGGCTGACATCCGTGCCAGGAGAGCCACCCGGAGACTCAGAGCTAGGCGTGACCACAGCGGGTTTCGGCATGGCGTCGAAGACCGGCGTTAGATCAACCGGCGCAAAGACGGACTGATCTGCCATCAGTAGGTCTCCGCGACCGTAACGGTCTGCGTGGCAGACACTGCGATCCCGAACAAAGCGCCCGTGTAAGGCAGCGTGATGCTTGCGCCTACACCAGCGGGGAGCAACTGGCCAGTGGTTGCCGTAACGGCGCTGGTAGGGCCTACATACACCTGCTGAGAGCCGGTCTTGTTGGTGACGGTGATAGCGTTTCGGCCCGTGCGAGCGGCAACAATCTGCGTTGCGGTTGTAGCTACGTCGACCTGCTTCGTGGCTAGTGTCGAGGATGATGCTACTGGCGTTGTCGTACCGCCGCCAGCAGCGGACAACGGTACAAAGTTACCTTCCAGATCCGTAAGATATACGGGGCGGGACAAGGTATTCGAAATAGAGCCCTGCGCCATCAGAAATACACTCCTACTGTTTCACTACGCTCCATACCAAAGCGGGTTACCAGAGAAGTCTTGAAACGCATAGACGCAACAGCCGTTGCTTCGGGAATATCCGAGCCAAACTGGTCCGAAATCTCGATGGCAAGGCAAGATGCAAGCCCGTTAAGATCGGCATAAGAACGGGGCGCTTCATCATCGAGCGTCAACCCGTCAATCGTCTGCCACATCTTCACAGCGCCGTCGTAGAGGTATGTCTGAGTACGCCCACCGCACAGGTCGCTAATGACAATAGCCGAACCATCACGCGGGGGCTTGGCGTTCCACATTCCCCGCCGCTCAACCAGCGGATCCGCCAGAATTGCGCCGTTGTAATCGTCCAGGATGGGGTTACCTTCACCATCCAAAATAGCATCCCACACAAGGGAATTAGTGCCAAAGTCATGCCGCCAGACCCCATCAGCCGACAGGCGAGGCAGTGTGACGGACGCAGCACCTTCACTCTCACGGATAACGCGCTCATTCGGGCGGGCGCAGTAATCCTCCGTTATAACCACGTCAACGAGCCGCCCCGATGCACCAGAGGCTATCCACCCCAGATACATCGAGCGCAGCGCGTTGAGCGTATCCACTAGGTCAGTGGCGCGCGCATCTCTTCCAGACCCAACCACGCCCAACTTACGCAGGGCGAGATTGCAGACGACGCGCGCCAGAGCCACCTTACTTGGTCGCGTCTACGAGCTTGCCGCGCAGGGTCTCAAGCGAGGGATTACCCTGCACCGTGATACCATACGTGCGCAACTCAGCCTTGATAGCAGCCTTCTCGGTGCCTTCTTCGGCACGTTCGCGCTGCTCTTCGGCGCTAGGCTCATCGATTTCTACGACATATGCCTTCTCATTGTCGACGGCGAACGTGGGGTTGTCGTGGATCGCATCGAACATCGCGTGGCCCTTGGGGACAGTCACCGACTGCCCCTTCACGAACACGAGATCCCCCATGCGGACGATCTGCGAGGCTGGATCTTCGTCACCCAGCCACACCGCCTTAAACCCACTCATGCGGGATTCTCGATAACGCCGTTCAGTTCGGCGGTGATCGAACCCGTTGCGCTGGTGGTAGCGCCACGCACCGTCAGGATGACATTGGTGAACGCCGCATTGTTGAAGTTGCGGCCCTTGACGTCAAGGACTGCGACCTGACCTGCCGCCGCTGCCGACGTGGCACCGAAGTACCGGGTAGAGTCGGCTGCGTCACCAAGCTCCACCGTGACACCCGCACCAAGCGCGTCCCACTTCATGAAGCCGCCCTTGACCACGAAGTTACGGTGAACACGGAACATCAGCACCGTATCATTAACGGCAACTGCACCCGCCGACTGCGCGCCGAGCGTGAACGTACCAGTCGAGGACTGGAGGCTGCGGCCGTCACCCGTCGGACCCGAAACCGGATACGTGGGTGCGGTCATCTGAAGCGATCGAAACTGAGCCATTGATTTTATCCTTTCATGCCAGTATGGTGTTCACTTGAACCCATACGGAGGCTGTTGTGGAAATCTGGAAAAATGTAGAGCGCGGATACCAAGTCTCTAGCGATGGCAGGATCATTGGCAGAAGCGGCCGCATCATTAAGGGCAGTAGAGATAAGGACGGTTACGCCACTATCTCCGCTGATACCCGAACTCCGCATGTCAAAACCCTCAAGGTTCACCGATTGGTAGCCGAAGCATTCATCGGTATCATTCCCGAAGGGTACCACATCAACCACATCAACGGAATCAAAGATGATAACCGTGTCGATAATCTCGAAATTGTTACCGCCCAAGATAACGTCATCCATGGTTACAGAACCCTCGGTAGGATCGGCAAGAATGCAAAACCCGCCAAAGGTTCTGGCCATGGTAACGCTTTGCTCAATGAGCAATCCGTCAAAAAAATCCGCGCCAGCTTCCCCGCCATGAGCACCAAGAGCATTGCCACCGCCTACAATGTAAGCGTGAGCACCATTCAAGGCATCATAGGGCGGAGAAGCTGGAAACATGTAGATTAAGCCAGCGCAGGCACGGCGGTTACAGAAAGTACAATGCCGTACTGGACGCCGCCGTAGCTGGTCTTCTTGACGCCGCGCAGTTCCTCGATTGCGACGGCGGGACGGAAGCCATAATCTTCCGTGTAGTCGGTGCGTGGCTGCGGGGTCTGGCCAATGCCAACCGCGATAGCCGACTGACCGCACAGGAAGCCCATTGCCAGATCCGCACCACCCGAACCGGCGCCTGCAAGCAGAAGCTGGTCAAGTTCAGGGACTTCGCGGATGATGACACCCTGGTACATCAGATCGCCGTCCTGGAACATCGGATTGCTATCGACGCCCCCGGCTTCGCGCGGACGCGACGAAGTGTTGATGCTGACGATCGTTGCATCCTGCGAGATAAGGCCGAACTCACGGCTACCCACAAAATACACGTACCACTCGCGGCCCGCCGTCATGTCGGCACGGAAGGGGCGAATGTTGGTCGTCATGCCGGTTGGGCCGACAGGTGCGCCGCCAGCGTTCTTGGCGATGGTCTTCAGCAGGCGGATATGCGCTGCCGAGGACTGACCACTTGCCTGCGACACCGTACCCAGCGACGTTGCCCAGTTGCCCGACGCCGTGTTGGCGCGTGCGTTACCGAACACGATACGATCGCTGTTGTTCGTCAGGTAGGCATTGCGCTGTGCTGCCGTCGAGAAGCCGTAAAGCACGGTCTGATCGGTGCCGGGGAGGCCCTGGTTGTCGAGCGCGCCGGGGATGACAACCGATGCAAACTCGTTGATCACGTCGTCACGAAGCGACTCGGTGCACCAGTCGCGAAGCTGCGGCTTGGCTTCGGCAAGCAGGTTGATTTCGGTGCGAAGCTGCGTCGACTTCGGAACCTTGACGGCGTTACGACGCCAATCGACCGTGACAGCCGTATTGAACAGGCCCAGATCGGTTTCGTTGCCCTTCAGGATTTCCGAGCCACGAACGCCGCGACCCTTGATGCGGGTGATCATCGGGAAGTTGATCGTATCCCCGCCCTTGTCCTTGAACTCATTCATCATACGGATGATGCTGGTGTTCTCGGTGCCCATGTAGGGGAACAGGGCATTTGCACGGATGTATTCGCGCGTAAGAGTCTCGCTCCACTTCTGGACTGCGAGCGCGCCTGCAAGAACGACTTCTGCCATGGTAGGCTACCTTTGAAAGATAGCGCTAAAGTCTGCCGGTGCTGCTGGTTCCTTGGCGCTGATCGGGCTTGAGTCCGAGGCGATGGAACGTGGCGGCATGGCGGTCTTCGGCGCCGGTTGTAACGTGGCCGCGACAGGCGCGACCGCTGCGGGTGCCGGTACGCCAATGATCCCCGGATTCTTGCTAATGTAGTCCTTGACGAAATCGTCAATGCTACGGTCGCCAATCTGTGAAACAAGGCCGTCCCGGTCGTGCTGCTTCACGATCCAGCCGATAGGATCCGGGTCTCGCATATATCCAGCGGCGAATACGGGATCGGCTTCTGCCTTGGCCCTCGCCCACTCGACTGCCTGCGATACCTTCTCCTCGCCGTGAGCCTGCTTTGCAAACCGGTCACTCATCTCAAACCGTACCTGTGTGATACGCTGGTCAACAAGAGCCTGTTGCGCCGCTGCAAATTCGGCGGGTGAATCGTAAGGATCCGGCATTTCTGGCTGGACAGGCTGCTGTTGCGATTCAAACTGACGGATACGCTCTTCAAGGCTCCGTCGCTTATCACGCTCGTCCATCAAAGCGGCGATGGGAATAAACCCAGGCTCCGGCTTCTCAGGGGCAGTATGCTCATGGACTTCAGGTGCTACCGGCTCGGGCGGGATTGCCTCTGCTACGGGTTCCAATACTGGTTCAGGCGCGATTACCTCAGGTTCAACCTGTGGGTCTTCGGGAAATGTCTGATCCAGAAAATCCGCCATGCTTCGTCTCCTTAGGTCGTATCGTGACCTTCTCCGCAGCGCCCGTTACATCCTCGGCGGCAGGTGTGGTTTTGGCAGGTCCACTAACCTGATCGCCCGAACCCGGCGGCGGTACGGTATCCTGATACCACTCCTCGTTTATTGGTTCAAGACCAATAAAGCCCCCTCCTTAGTGCGTTGGCATAGCCGCGAGTAATACCGAAGCGTGCGGCAACTTCAGCGCCAGAGCCTGTTGCAGAGCGTATTTCAGCAATCAACTCGGGCGAGAGTTTAGCGCGCGGGTTTCGGCTACCTGCCTGATCCTGGATCCTACCGCGCTCCTTTCTCTCAGCCATGTTGCGGGCGTGGTCACCCTCGGACAAGTGCTTCGGGTTGCAGCATCTTGGGTTGTCGCAACTGTGCAAAGCCATATCCCCGACAACTCCGTCGCTTACGGTGGCGAGGGCAATTCTATGAGATTTGTATATTTTGCGGTTGTGTCCGAAGGAGCCGTACCCGCCTCGCGATGAAGATCGAAGCCAGTGCCAGCATTCGTTCTCTGAGCCGATTTCTACGTTAGCCCAAAATCTATCGATGACAGATTGCGGCCATTCGGTTATGTCAATCTTAGCCATTGCGAGTCCCTTCGCGTGGTTAGGTTCCGGAGCGGTGCAGGAAACACCCTCCGGAAACCGTTATAAATCAATCTTGCAAAGCTATCAACGGATTGAGGCCCAAAGCGCCATAAAGCTGTGCTTGCGTCATATCCGCCTCAGCAGCAGTCTTATGCGCGGCGGCAGTTTTCTGTAGCGTACCTGCCTGCCTCTCCTCAATAGCGGCAGCAGTTTCAGCACCGTCAATCTGCTTCTTCTGCTCAAGTGCGGCGGTTAGTTGTTGAACCTGCTGCGTCAATTGTGCGACTTGGTTCTGCTCGCGCTCTTGAGTGAACTTGTCGAGCTTCTCAATAATGCGCGTCTTGTCGTCGAGAGGCGATATCTCCAGCATGACCTTGAATTCCGGCGTCGTTACAGCCTGAAGCCCGCCCGCGTTGGTGACCAAGCTAACAAGCTCAGCCCACGTTTCTTGCGCAAGGTTAGCCGTGTCAGGCGTCGTATCCAGGATGATATCAACCTGCATCTCTGCAAGGCGATTCTTGTAGCCGACAATGCCCTGCGCCATCTGCACCATAGGCTGCCCCGTCATCGGATCCATGGCGGGCTGCCCCGTGGCTGGGTCCATCATCATCTTCGGAGCCATGCCCATCTCAGGCTCATTCACCTGCAAGAACTCCATAGCCTTGGGATCGTCAGTAGTCCGCACAAACCATGGCTCATTCTTGAACTGCCGCGCACGGTCCCACATGGCCCGGTAGCAATCCAACTCCCACGATGTCAGGCGAGCAAGCGGACGTGCCAGTTCGGTCAACCCGGCCTGCTGCGACACCAGACGAGCACGGCCAGACTGAGACGCGCCATCCTGGCGACCAAGCACAGCAGGCGTTGGCCCCATTCGCTCGATTTCGTTCTTGGCCTCCTGCATTCGCATCAGGTTGGCGCTGGACTGTTCCGCTGTCGAAACGATAGCCCAGCCAGCCGGAATCACACCGTCAGCCTTAGCGGCCTCCATGCGTGCAATGTCCTGATCAACAGGAGGCGCCGACGGATCGGTTTGCTGCACCTGTCGACTGTTCATCAAATGCAGGGAACGAGACCGGCTTGCATTTACCTCATCCTGGATCGGAATCATGTCCTGTATAGGGCCATACCGCCAGTTCTTCGCATCAACGTAGCAGCTAACCGCCTTGATCGGGTTGTCGGGCCGCTGCTTGTCATCAAGGTACGGCGAGGGACCATATTCCAACACGCCCGACGCGATGTAGACAATGCGCTTCCACTCGCCGTCAATGACGCGGTATTCCTCGACCACCAGCACACGACGGCGGCGGGTATTGATCCAGCCAGCGCCCTCGTCGCCAGTGTCCTCGAACTTGTCCGACCCGAACATACCGACGCCATCAGGCTTCAGCGGGTCACCTAACTTATCGATCCGCGCACGCCACTTCTCCATGACCTGTTCGGCGTCCATCCACTTCGCCATGCCCATGTAGCGAGCGTCGGCGAAGTCATTGCGGCGGCTATAGCGGTCTGCGTAAAACTCCTTCCACCGGATCTGCGTGGCGACGATCCTGTCATCGTCCATCTCGATAATGACCGCGCCCGTGCCTTCCACTAGGAACGACTCAGCCACCTCCATCTTCACATCGCCAAAGTCGCAGTCGTCGGCAACGTACCGTAGAACCTTGCTGGCAACGTCCGCACTGTCCTGGTCGTCTGGGTTGCGTGGATATGCCTGCGGATCGCTCCGTGCCGCCTCCAGGACGCCTAGGATGCCGTTGATGGCAGGACGGATGCGGTTGGTGTAGATTGCAGGCTGATTGCGCGTCTTGAGCGTTGCGCGGACCTCGCTCGACAACTGACCCGGACCATCGAAATAGTCCCGCGCCTTCTGGTTGCGCTGCGACATACCACCATCTTCAGCCGCACGCGCATCGTCGAACCCCTGACGCAACCGCTCGATGCTAGGCGGTGTGCCCTTGATGTATTCGGGCAGGGTTTGGGTCGCGCCGGTTAACGCGATGCCGTCTTTGTTGTCGTCATCAAGGATCATGCGAGCGCTCCGGGCGGGTATTCTGGTACCTGTTTACGCTACTTGCGTGTCATGGGCTAGTGGGGTAAATGTCAAGTCGTTACGGCGGCGTAGCTCAGTTGGATAGAGCGCTGGCTTGGTGAAAACCTAACGGGTCTTGCATGGGTTCAAATCCCATCACGTCGTAACACTCACCCCCAAGCTGAAGATGATGGCTGCGGGCGTCGGCGGTAGTCACCATCGGGCGGGTTGGTGGATACAGCCTTTACCTTGACGATCGCAGGGTGCGCCATGTCGATAGCGCGGCCAATGTTAGCAGCCGCGTCAATCTCATCGTCATGCTTGCCAGCCGGAAACTTGCGGTACTGATCCAACACTTCTTCGCCCATCGGACCGATAGGGATATGCACCTCACCCATCGCCGCCTTGGCTTGGAATGCCTGCGCCTTGGTTGCCTTGTCGCCGCCTGCCGTTGATAACGGCTCGATACGGCAAGGCACACGGTGCATACGCATGGAAGCCGTCACGAATGCAGCAACCGACCGCCAGTTATTGTCCGCCTCTGGAAACCAACACAGCGGCTTCCATTTCTTGATTAGGGCCAGCGCGCCTGTATCGGCTAACGTCTGCTGACCAGTCAACGGATCAAGCTTAACACCCATGGCAACGTCGATTGTGGCCTGAGCACGGTGACCATCGAGAAGCCAAATATGTTGATGTTCGTCGATGCCCCAAACACGGAACACGTTAAAATCGTTCTTCTCACCCCCACCCGGTGCGTGATCACTCGTCATGTAGATGTTGAGCGCGGTAGGACGATCGGCCAGCGAGAACCGCTTGAACCAATCAGTTTTGAAGAACGTACCTTCGTCCGCTGTCGGCTTCTGCTGGTACAGGCTGGTCCATGTCCGTGTATTACGCTGGAACGGCGCCCAATGCTCATGGCTGAACCACTCAGGCCACAGCGTCTCGCCTATAGCGCGCTCCAGAGGGTCGTCGTCGCGGTCTGCGATAGCAGGCAGGCAGATTACCTCCCACCAGCGCCCATCACGCCCGTAGAACGCCCCTGACTGCCCATCCCAATCTTCAGGAAGGATGCGACCAGCCGGGTCGTCGGAGTGCCAGCGTGTGAGGATCATGATCTGCGGCGAGCCTGGGATGAGACGCGAGCAGAAATCATCCGTATAGGCGTCCCACGTCGTGTCACGGATCACCTGAGACTCTGCCGCCTGTCGTCCCTTAATAGGGTCATCCAGCACGCCCAGCGCACCACGGTTACCCGTCAAGCCAGACAGGATACCGCCAGCCATGTATTCCGAGCCATTCTCCAGCGCCCATTCGTCAGCCGCTGACTGGTCGGACCGCAGCGCGCACGACGGGAATATGCGGTTAAAGCCCGGGGTCTTGATGAGCTGGCGAGCGCGACGCCCCTGCTTCTTCGCAATGTCGCTCGCATAGCTGGCGAGGATCACGTTGCGCTTGGGTTTTGCCGCCATGAACCACGGCACATACACCACATCAACATAGGTAGACTTAGCTGAACCTGGAGGCATCAGCACCATCAGGTTAGGAACCGCTGGCGTGCCAAGCAGCTGGAGCTTCCTCAGCAGCAACGCATGATGGCTCGCAAGCTTTGGCTGATGCAGTTCGGTAAACCGCGCTTCGTCTGGATCTTCGCTAACCGGGACAGTTGGAATGTCCACAGAACAAGCAAAGTCCGCGACGTAGCGGCGGGCTAGTTCGTCGCGGGCTGCTTGGCGGTCGTCAAGAGTTAGGTGCATTGCGCGGTATTACATCGGTGATCCACTGATTCACGGTGCCGGCCACCTTTTCGCGGATAATGCAGTTCTGGCTAAGACCAGCACCACGGTCGCAGCATTCCTTTGGCGTGAGGCAACCACCATTCTTGCACGACAAAATACGGTCATTCATGATTCATCTCCCAAGCCTGCAATTTCGCGCAAAGACCCTTCGGACAGCTTGCCAACAGCAAGGGCTTTGACTTCATGCTTTATAGCCTCGCCATCGGGGCCACTAAGTTCTTTCGGAAGGATGGACGCGACAATCTTCACATAATCGCCTGGACGCTCATCTCTCATATCGATGATGGCTTTTACGCCATTAGTGTTCCAATCCGCCAGCAATGCGTCAATGAATGCTTCACCAAGTCTTGCACGCGCGCCCTTAGGACGTCCAGCGGGATTGCCAGACTGACCGGGCTTGAATCGGGTATCCCTGATTTCGCCTGTAACTTCAGGATTCTCCATATCTCTCACTTAACCCCAAACGCCCGAAGCATCAAGTGGGCGGTCATACTTGATCCTCATGCGTGTAATCAATACCATCTCGGGGCCCATGCTGGCCATTTGGATGGCTAAGCGAAATAGCATCTGTAAGTGTATATCGTCCTGCATCAGCTTTTGACAATGTATAACCCTGCGCGCTCGGCCTATAAAAAATACCATTCTTGCGAATGAGATATTCCGCTCTATTCGTGATCACCACGGCCGAATCCCCTCATGACATCCACCACGCCCGCAAGTGACGCGATCCTTTGCGATTGCGGGGGTGGCGATAAAGATGATGGCGATAGCTAATAGAATCTTTCTCATACACCGCTACTCATGCTGGAATGACGTTCTGCATCGTAATAACGCTTAAAACTAGGATCAATTCTGTCCGTTACTTCGATTGACAGCCGGGGTAAAAAGCCTGGGTCAATCCGCATTATGACGCGAACAAGGAAACCGCATAACCTAACTCGTGTCATCACTTGCCTTCCTTTTCGAGTTGGCGCCCGCGAGCGAGAGCGGCGAGCGCAATATCTTCGTCCGAAGCATTATTCATCGACTCGACCAAAATCCGTGCCTCGGTAATATCCGGGTTCTCTGCCTCAGCTAGAATACTTTTGGCGGTTTCGATCCAGTTAGCTGCGAAGTGCGGGCCAACATCTTTTGGATCTACTTTTGCCATTGACCTCCAGCTGTCCAGCATATGCGCCACCATCCTATCCTCCAGCGGCGTGCGGGTTGGGGTGGTCTGATAGCAGGAATGCGTGGCGGAGAGGCGAATGGCGGTAACACACTTCCAGTCACCGGCAGACCACCCGCCATGCCTTGTGACGGGAATCATGCCATCCTCTGGCCGATCCATAGAATGTCTGTACTCCATGGCATCATCATCCTCAAGCCACTCAGGCCGAACCCCATCAACTTTAATCTCAGGTCCGAATTCCATCTCAAATCTCCCTATTGCGTATATGCACGAACTCGCGGTATATGTCCAGCGTCGCGATGTTTCATCTCCATCGACGGCGCCAATGATCCGGGTTGAGCGGCTTCTCCCTAAGCTGACGCTCCCCGGATTTTTTGTGTCTACGTGAGAGCACTGGCGACCAATGCCTTGCCTTTCTCGGTCAGCCAACCGGTTCGCAGAGAAACTCCGCATTCCAACAGCCCACGACGTTCAGCCCGCTCCATAGCCCGGAAACAGACTTTCCAATGCTGCTTGGTTTCCGTTTCGAGAATATCGTAAGGCCAAAGTTCGAAATTCGATGCGCGAGCCTTTGTAACAGCCTGAAGAACCTGCACGTCGCTAATGTCTTTCATCGCCATCTCAACTCTCCTTATCAAAAACAACCGGCCACACCCCACTTCCCAACCGCCGCCACAGCAACCCCTCCATACCCTTGAGGCTAACCCCCACGGACCGCGCAGCCTCCTCACGGTTCGCGCCCATGCGGGACAGGGCTAGGAGCTGGTGGTAGCGGTCGTTGGCGGCGTTGGCGTGGGTCATGAAACGACGCGGTAAGCTACGATATCTTCCCGATTGGCGGACCAATCGTGCTTGAACCAAGCCACCTCTGATGCAGCACATGTTTCAGTTACGCCGCTTCGATATTTAACCTCAACGATTTCATCTGGAGCGCCGTCCCAGTCGCCTCCATTCCATTCAATCCAATCGATCATCTCAATCTCTCCATTCATGCCCATACGGGCGGGGTGTTAACCGAACTTGGCCTTTAGCGCTTCATACCGATTGCGCTCGCGTTGGTCCGCATCACGCGCAGCCCATTCGCGGAGCGCCATTTCGTGCTCGGTTTCCATGCGCTCTCCACTGAGATACGCGCGGGCGTAGGTATCGCCATACTCGTAATCAGTCTCAATTTCGAGTTCCAGGTTCGTGTAGCCCTCTGCCTCGTATCGAGCTTTGTGTCCCTGAAGCACCGCAATAGCCCTGTCGATACCCTCGCTCAGCTCATGGGCAATGTTTTCTATCACTACCCGTTTCATCTTTGGCGTTGCCATCTCGTATCTCCCTATCGTGTTAGAATGCCCTTCAGACCGCCTCCTAGGGGGTCTACAGCCTCATTCGGGGGTTTTGGGTGTGGTGGTTGGGGTATCTGGCACTGCAAGGCCCTCACGAGCAATCTGACGCAAGTCCGAAGCGTCATCCCAGATATTATCCGCAGCGATCAACACCAGAGCCCTTTCCATCCGAGCCATCCTCTCCTTCACCGCCAGCCGATGCTTGGCCGTGCGTTGTGTGGTTGTCAAAGCCATTTCGAATTCTCCTGGAATACCGCAAGCGCAAATCCGCGTGGTGTTTCTGATCGTATCTGCTTGGTCTTGGCAGACTTGCCACCAAGCTTGTGAAACTGTGTCGAGAAGCCTTCAGGGCGCTCCACCGGCTTCATGGCTGGTTTGATGAAACCCCCACCGCAGCGAATGCCGGTTTTCTTAGGGTAAGCATCACGCGGCGCAATGTACTCAGGCCAGCGGGGGTGCACGTCATCCTCGGGCAGATACCCGCCATAGTCAGACGGATGAAAATGAAAGTCCGGCTTGCGCCACATGGTCGACAGCACTGACACGGGGTTCTCGTGCATCCATGCGCAACCGACCTCCGATGCCAGCCGCTCAACCAGCCGCGCACGCTCACAGGCAATACGCTGGCATTCGGGGTTTGCGGCAAGCTTCTTGGCGAAGTGCAGCGAACCGGACACCGCCACGTCATCGCACGGGCTGAAAGAGAACATGATCGAAGGGCGAAGCGACTTGATGAACGGCCACTGCGCATAATCGTCCAGATCCGCGTAGTGATACATAATCAGGCCACCGCCTTCGAAATATTCCGTTTCCTTGTCGGCGTTGAGAATATCGAAGCAGTGGACGGCATATCCCGCTTCTGCCCACGGGCGCCCCATGTTACCGGACTCGTCGAACAGGCTGACGATGTTGCGTGTCACGCCAGCATCTCCGAACCCATACGAACCCGAGCAGCGCGAAAAGCCTCGGCACGCTCTGCGGTAGCAAACGAAAACTCGTCAGCCTGCCCGCGCTCATTCACAAACCGGACGTTGGTGCCAGCGGCCTCGCGCTTTGCCTTAACCCGTGCTGCCAGTGCGTTCATCATGTCGGTGGTCATCTCGTATCTCCCTAATGTTCGTAACGAATACGCCTGCCCGTTCGTCACGTCAACCCCCAATTTTTCTCACCCGCGATGGAGGCGGAGGTATGCGGCTGCGTGGTCCGGGTTGATGCCGTAGCGCGCAGCCACCTTTTGCGGGTCTGCCTTTGCGACCTTATCGGGTTCAGCCTTCAGCATTTCGATTATGAAGGCGGTCAGTGGCATCTGCATTATTTGGCACTTTCCAAAAAAGTGGCGGGGTTTTTGGCCCCGCCTTCTACTCACCAGGGAATTTCGTCGTCTAGGTCGGTCGGCTTCGGTGCCTGTGACTGCTGCGGCCTGCTATTTCCGCCCCCGTATGACTGTCCCCCGCCAGACCCAGCACCATCGCGTTCCCTAGGCTCCATCAGGATAAGCTTAGCCTGTCCATCCGGTCCAGGCATCGGCAGGGCACTCAGCAGAATGCTAATCTTGCCATCCTTCTCGAACGCCACGCCCAGATTGGTCCAGCTCGTTTTCTTATTGCCGTCCCGGTCGTTGTATTCGCGAGGGGCTGATACGTCATAACGCTTGGTCATTGTTTTTCCTTTTTGTGATTTCTGATTTTAAGCCTGCATCGCTAGGGCATTTTGCTCCACCTCTATCTATCACCTCAAATCCGGTCTGCTCCACTTGCTCCACCCACCACCTCCCATAGGGAGGGAGGTGGTGGTGGAGCAAGTTTACAGGTTGCTTCTTGCGCCACCTGCTCCACCTTGCTCCACCTGCCTTTTTTTATAGTGGAGCAACTACATCTCAACCCACTTTCCGACGACCACAAACTTGCGTGACCGACGCTGTTTATCCTCTTTGTCGACCACCTCCAAGGCCCCTTCTTTGATCCAGACTTTAATGAAGCGAGCAATCTTTTTCCTGTCCTTTTCCTCGCTATGATCCATCAAGAGCGCGTGTGAGACTGGAATGCCCACCCATTCATTGGACTGGATATTCTCGCGCCATTCGCCTTCGGCTACGGCTTTCTGCACCCGGTAAAGGTGGCTGGCGGTCATTCCCTCGAATAGATCGGGCGGTGTCCACGAACATGCGACGCCGACGCTATCACCGTTCTCAAGATCGACGTTGTTCATGCGATACCAGTCGCCGCCTTCAGGTGGGGCAAGGTTCGCCTTGTCGTTGTCAACGCGGAAAAAGAATCGACGTTGGTCTTCGTCGATACCAAGGTTCTTTGCCTCTTCGGGTGTCATCCGGTTATAAACCAGCACAGACCGGGCCTTGCCAATTAGTGCCGATGCACCGCGCGCGCTATCGGCGGTTGCCGCGTCCCCGTTTTGCTTCCTGACGTGGTGGACGAGGTTGATCGATGCTCCGGTTCGCTCTGCCACCACGTTCCATTCGCGCGCGACAATATCAATTGCGTTGTTGTCGTTCTCACTAACCGCGTGCGAGCTGACGAATGGGTCAACCTGAAGCACGTCGATCCCGCGCGCCAGCATTTCTTCAATAAGCGCGTCGATCACCGGCCGAACGATCATGGCGCCGCTCGGGCCTTCCGTTGCCATCACCAGCGGTTGATCGCGTCCACTGTCGACAAACAGGCGTCCGTCAATCTCTTCGGCCTTGATATTGAATAGCTGTGCGGTCGCGTGAAGACGGCGCTCGATTTCGTCGTGCGGATCCTCCAGGTTCCACATCCAGACCTTTAACGGGCCTTCTGGCAATCCCTTGTTGTAGAGGTCGCGTCCGGTCGACATCGAAAGGGCTTCACCGATCTTGAGCGACGATTTACCGACGCCGCCAGCAGCGACATCCAGCGAGACGAACTTGCGCAGCAGATGCCTACCGTAAAGCCATTCGCGCCGGGGTATCTCAGCAGTAGGACGCCACGTAAATGGTGTTGCCTTCACCAGTCGATCGGGCGCGCTTTCCGCCCTGAATTCATCGTTTACGATCCTTAGCTTTGCAGGCGGCGGCTCAAAACTCCAGCCGTCATCCTCCGGTGTACGCTCTGGGAGTGAATCCCAATACTTGTTCAGGTTGTCTGGATCGTCCATGTCATCCATGCCCGCCATCACTTAGGCTCAGAATAAGCCTCCTATATTTCGTAGGGACATCGTCCCCCAAGCTGCCATTTTCGATGCGCTGCACCGTGCGGATGCCTACGCCAAGAAGGGCCGCAACTTTACGCTGCGACCCCATTTCTTTACGTAATTCGGCAAATGCGGTTCTTGTCATATGCGCATATTGGCGCATATGCCAATTGGCGTCAACTGCTATTATTCATAAAAATGTCAACTTCCCGCGCTGCCATCATCGTTAGCGTTAGTGCCGCGCGAAGCCGGATTAAGCGACTGGTAGGGATCGGGGCGTAAACCGCATTAGCAGCTAAACGGGCAACCTCTCCTAGAATTGCGGACGCGCTATCGGATGCCCGGTGCGCTCCAATCATCGCCGCGTCTCTCATGGCCGCTAGATCGCACCTAGCGGCCATCTCCATCTCATCGCAATTAGGGCAATGGATGGAGATTGAGAAACGATGCGCGCGCTCGGCGGTGTCGCCGTTTATGGTCGCATCGGCTTTCATCACAGCATCGCGTACTGCATGCCCATCGCGTCAAGATAGACGTCGAGAATGGCGCGCTCTTCCTGAACCTTGTCCTTGTCCTTCTTGCGGATAGCGATGATCGTCTTGAGGGCCTTCACATCAAAGCCTCGACCCGACGCCTCCTTGAACGTGTCCTTGATATCGTCCGAGATACCGGCCTTCTCCGTCTCTAATCTTTCGACACGTTCGATCAAAAGACGGACCTCTTCAGCGGCTACGTTTGCGATGTTGCTCATATTACGTGCTTCCATGTTTTGCGGTGTTTAATGTGATAGATGGTGCCAGGATCTACGCCATATTCTTTTCCTAGCTGTTTATAGGTTCTACCTGTTGAAACCTTTTCGCGGATTTCTCTAACCTTATCCTTCGTCAGAACAGCGCCAAAAACTGCCTCACCTCTAAGGTCTGTACGATGCCTGACACGATCTGCTTGGTTTTCAGTTGGGCTAGTCCAGCGTAAATTTGTAAGCCGGGGGTTTCCAACGTTACCATCGTTGTGTGCAGCTTGCGCGCCATCGAAAGGCTCGGCACCGCAAAATGCCCTAAGAACTATCCGATGAACAGCGCTGTTTTTGGAAACGCCATATTGAGATAGCGTAACTATGGGATAGCCTTTAACGTTGTACACATACTGGAGTATCAAGCCCGTAGAAAGACGCCTAACACGTCCAAGGTTACTAACCTCGTAAGAGGACTCATAACCTAAAACTGGCAACCAGACTTCCATAAAACCTCCCGTTGAGTGATGGAACGATAGGTCATTCTATCACTCAACGCAAAGATTATTTTACGCCGCGAACAGGGGCACCAATCGAGCGCAGCCAATCGACGGCAGAAATGGGATCGCGGAAACATGCGACATGATGCCCCATCTCGTGTAGCCTGTTTCCAAACTCAATCTGGGCAGGCTTAAGCGAGCCCTTACCCGCTTTGAACTCAATCCAGGCAACCCCGCGATTCCAGACGATCGTGACATCGCTAGCCCCGATTGTCCGCCCTTCCTTATTCGCCTTAGCCCTACCAGCAAACGACGCAATGTGCGTGCCGTTGGTATTGGCATAGCAGATGACGTTGGGGGCGAGCGTCCGCATCATCTTGAGGAACGTCGCCTGCCTCTGCAATTCGGTAGCAGGGTTTTTGTCCGTGGCCTCGATCGGGAAGCGAGCGACAGGCTTAATAGGATCCTCACTCAGATCGAACGGCGATGGCATAATCATACGGCATCCCATGGAATAGTAAGCGAATAATGAACACTGCGATCTGGACCGCCCCACAGGTTTTGATGCTTGTAGGCGTAAATCCGATAGACCTTGCGCAACCAAACGCGTTGCCCAGTCCAAAGCGTAACCGGTAGCCACGCAAACGCGGGTTCCGACGCCACTATATCAGCAAATGCCAAACGCCAATTGCCATCAAATGTCTTGGCCATCCCGCGCCCTCCTATGTTCCCGCTGATCCCGAAGCATCTGCATGGCGACCATCGGCTTAACCTTGTAGCACCGCGACAGATAATCAGCGTCCAGTGCGGCGAGCGCGGTATCCGAGCAACCTACCAGCAGCGTGTTAAGCTGCGTGGTAGCCTGCGCGACGGTCATTACCGGCTTTGCGTGGTGGCGGGGTTTCATGCGGGATCAGCGGGCGCGTCAGGAAGCACGTGCCAATAGCCGTAATCGCTTCGATCCCAACCTCCATAAAGGCTGTCATGGACCTCGCCAGTTTCGTCATCGATCGCAATGACGTGGCGCTCCCACCAACCATTGCCGTTCATATCACGAACGTAAATTGCGGCTAAAACCTCAGTACCATCAGTCGGTATCGTATCTATCTGTTGCCATTCCATATCACTCACTCCCTCTAGTCAAAAAGTCACCAGGCACCGGCACCCCGCGCGATGCAGCCAACGCAGCAACCCGAGCGCGCCACGGCCACGATATGCCGCGCGTGGTCCAGTGGTAGACGCTCTTGGTTGTGCGGTTCAGGTCGCGGCCTACAGATGCACAGCCTCCTAGTTTCTGAATTAGGTCGCGGTCAGTCATCCAGATGTTCCGATGCTGCGTCGGCTTCTAACGATATGTCCGATGATAGGTGATCCAAAGCATGTGCTAGTTCGCGGTTGATCTGATCTACACCATCGATAGCATCTAACTTTGCCATGAATCGCGCATCAACCTGATCCAGCTTTTTTGATGCCTGCATGATTAGTTCAGCGGCGATGGCAATGGCGTCACTCGCTTCCATTGCCTGCTTATACTGCTTTCTGGTGATGTACGCGCTCATTCCCCAGCCTCCCCATCATCAGCCTGTGGTGCAGGTGCCAACTCGGCAATGCGCCGGTCATATGCGTTCATCACGTCGGCATGCAGTTCCGGCTTGCTGGTTATGAGCTTAGCCATAGCTTTCTCCGCACCCTTCTGAAGCGCATCGATGGCATCGGCGTCTTGAGCATGCCCAACCTCAGCGATGTGGCTTGCGGCCCATTCCTCGGCGGTCTGGCGGGCCTTTGGTGCGGGTGCGGCAGGCATAGGCTTGACCGTCGTTAGCGCCTTCTTGCCCTTGGTAGCCGTAAGGGCCAGCACGAGGTCGCGCGCAATATCTGACATATGCGAAATGCGGATTCCGCCGACTTCCATGCCGCCCCACTTCACCGATGCATCCCGGTAAAGGGTGGCGCGTTTGCCCGCGTACTTGCTGGCATCTGGTCCCCATGCCGCCACGAAGATCCGGCTAACCGACTTGCACGGGCGGAAAGGAAGTCCGCCGTCGTTCTCGTACCAGATCGTTACCGGACGCTCCGTCCCCGGTTTTACCTCGACAGAGGTAATGGTGATGGTCATCGGCCCGGAGAGCAAATGATCGGCGGCAAGTTCGTCTGCCTTGGGCTGAATTGCTGCGGTCATGTCAGTCATGTCAAAACATCTCCATCTCAGTTACGCGTTCGGTAGGAATTAGGTTTTTGGCTACCCGCTCATAGATTGCCAGCTTTTCGGCAAGCTTGTTTTCGAAAGCGGTAGCCGCTGCGACAATTGCCTCTTGAATTGCTGGGTCAGCATTGATCCGAATAACGGCAAGAGGCAAACCGCCGCTGTAGGAAATGAGGTCGCACCATTTACGCTTTGTCACCAGCATTCCGGTCTGGCATTGCATCAGGTAATCTGGGACGGCGATTCCGGTTTCTACATTCTCGACAATCGTCTGAATCTGAAAACGCTGGCGACGGCTCTTACATTCGATCAAGCCTTCATCACCGACTAGATCGTCGGGCGAATAGCCAATCGTAAAGCCCCATTCGTCATTCGTGATGAAGCCAGCCGTCTGCGTGTCGGCGTAATGCTCGCGATACAGGTCACGCGCGCGTATCTCGTCAGCCTGCCCCCTCAACATATCATCTGATACATATTGGGGCTCGACATGCCCGCTGATACGCTGTGCCAATAGCTCCCAGACGTGGGCTTTGGTTTTATCGTTATCTGCAATCTTCAGCGTTGGTGTAATGATCTTGTGCATCTCGGAAGCCGTCAGCAGGCCAGCCCTAGCAGCCAGCCAAGAATCCGATCCTTGCACAAGATCGTTGTGATATTTGATCGTCATATCCGTTCCTCATCTCAGGAACCCGCAATATGGTCGCCATCTTGGCGAATGTCAACGCATAAAAAAGGGCCGGTGTTACCCAGCCCCTTCGTCATCTCGTTGGTGTCAGTCCTAAGCAGCCCACCTACGCGCCATCCGCTCCCGCCGCTCCCGAATCTCCGTAACGCGCTCGATCAACTGCGCATCGGTCAGGACGCCGTGAACGTTGCCACAGATCCAGAAGCGGCCTGCGATGGCGGGGCGGCGTTCAGGGGTGCAACGGACGACCGGAATATAGCCTTCCCGCTGGAGAAACGACACCGACGCCTGCAACTCTTCCGGATCCGTGTTTGGCCCTGCTGAAGGCGGCACGATAGCCAGCGAGCCAAACTTCGGGAGACCCAGTTCGTTACGCAGCTTGCGGGCTTTGCGGGAACACATGCCGAAATGCTTGGCGGCTTTGTGTATCGGCATGGAGGCGGCTACCTTTGCGAAATAGGCCATGTTCCGCTCTTCGTAGGGCTTCTTGTAGTTCGGGATACCCAACTCGACACGCCACTTGCGGGCAAGCTCGACACCACACTCGAACCGATGCGCGCAGGCTTCGTTGCTGTTCGTGGCGGCGTACTCGGCAAACTCGGCGGGAATTGTGCGGACCGCTTTCTTCCCCGCCCAGTCGCCCAGATTGTTCACACGGGCGGCGCTGTAGATGGTCGATGTTGCGAAACCGATCATTTTTGAAACCTTGGCGGCGCTTTTTCCTTCCTTGATGGCTTGGGCGATGATTTCTAGTTCCTTGGGGCCGATACGCTGGTTCATTTTTCATCTCCGGTTAGGGTATTGAGGACGAGAGTGGCGTACCCAACCACGTCGCTCCAGTCGTCGATATGGTTCGGGTCGCCGTTTAACGCCCTCGACAGCTTCGCCAGGATCATAAACACAGCATATTGCTGCGCCGCTGTCATCTTGCGATACGACGGGCTGGCCTGCGCCACATCGAACAGGTCCATCGCGATCTTGGCGCCTACCGGGTATTCCCCATACGTCGTGCCGCGTTCGGCTAACATGGCTTCGATGGTCATGACTGGAGGGCCTTCTTGATAGCGGCATCGATCATTTCTAAAGCGCGGTTAAGGTCTACAGCATCACCATCCTTTGTGGCCCATGCGTAAATTTCATCGCAAGCCTCCAGCAAATCCGGTGCCGCTGCGACTAAATTTGCATTTGCAAGAACCTCGTCATCTGCTTTGTCGTCTGCCCATGCATCCTCAATCCAGCCAGATCCTAACTTTACCGGAGAATCATAAACACGTTTGGTGTCTTCGACATATACGATGCCATCGCCAAGGCTAAACCACTTCCCCGGCGTTCCCTTAAACTCGTTCACATCTCATCTCCATCTTCACGGCCATAATGAAAGCCGCTCTCGTTTTCGTAGCCATCAGGAATGAACTTCACGATAAGCACCGCGAGCGCCACAATTCCGGCGATCACAACGGCGATGTAGAAATAGGGGTTATCGAACATCAGTCATCTCCATAGCTTCACGGACAATCCGTGCATGTTCATCCTTGACCCAGTTACGGGCCTTAGCGCGCATCCTGTCACCCTTTGCCGTGGCGCGGGTCATCTTGCCTACAGCGGCCTCTAGCGGGGCCTGTGCGGGGCCGTATGCAACGATATCGCAAAGCTGTGCGCGTAGCTGGTGATGTGTGCCTTCCTGCACCGTAGCGATGTCTCCCGCCACGCCTAGAACCCGCACCACCACAGGCTTGAAGCCGCCCGTGTAGATTGCGTAGTGGTTGGGTTGGGGGTTCATTGGACTAGCTCTTTGAGTTGTGCGCGGGTCAACCAGCGGCCATCAAACCGCACGATACGTCCCTTGGCGCGTTCAGATGCCAGCAGTTCGTACCATTCCTGCATCGCCGGGTTGGGCGCGAAACCGTAGGCATAGGGCGCCCTGTCTGCCGTAATGCCGTTGTGCTCGGACTTGATGGCTTTGGCTGCTTCTGAGAGGGGGTAGAACCCCGACTGCCAAGGCATGTTGACCGCTCGAAATGGGCATTTAGGCCCCGCTGCCTCGCGGTAAATTAAGACGGGATCGTCAGACACTGAACTTCTCCAGTTCTATCAAAGCCTTCTCCAGCCTACCGATAACCGACCAGCGGGCAGACTCTGGATTGGTCTTCCACCGTGTGAACGTAGCGGGCGAAACCTTCACGCTCTCACACAGCTTGTAGATGGGAACACGGACACCGTTGGCCCGCTCTCGGATTGCCGCAATGGCTTGCTGTTTTTCCATGGACCAATAGCTAGCGATGAAAAAACAAGTGGTCAACGAAAAAGAATGATTGACGCCATTCTTTTTCGAGCCCATACCCCATTCAACACGCAGCAAGGGAGCCGCTGAGATGGACTTTGAACATGATGACGATTTTCTGGTCGAATTCATCCTTGATGAAGATGAGCAGCACGGGCTTGAAAGCGGCCGCATCGATCCAGAGTGGGACTACGCATTATGACGAAGGAAAAGAATATGCCTGAAACGGAAGTAATCGCGCTACAGGCAATACTCAGGCAAGCGCTCGATTTAACCAACTGTATAGCTGCCGCAGGTGCAGTTAGGTATGAGATTGCCAATTTTGAGAGTTGGAAAAACGACGCTCGCATGCTTGCCCCGATACTTCGTGCCGCCCTCGCTCAGAACGCAACATCCCTGGAGGCGAAAGATAAGCTGCAACAGGCTTGGGACCTTATGCCATCGTTGCCCCCGCTAATTTTCTCGGAAAGCGAAGCCGATCATTTGATTGCTACGATCACCGCCATTTCAACCCAGCATGTATCGTCGCAGGCGGAAGAAGTGGTGCGATTACGAAACGCGTTAGCGCCGTTCGCAAAAGCGGGTGAGATCGTTGGCCCGCGTGGCGAATACGGCGACTTCTTCGCATATCGGCCCGCTGCTGGCGATGATTACGCGATTACCGGGGACCATCTTCGCGCTGCAACCGCCGCCCTCGCTACCCAGTCCACGGAGTCCGCACAATGACCCACGACTACGACGCCATGACCCGCGCCATCAAGGACGCGCAACTGGGTGTTCAACTGCGCATCATCCGCCAGATCGTGGAGGCCAGGGATTTCCAGGAGTTCACGTCCGACGCGCTTTACCAGCTCGACGAGGCGCTGGATGACATGGATGCGCAGGCGGTGGATATGCTGCGGCAGGAAGATTTGGAACTGCATGGGCCGGAGGTGGAAGCGTGAAACGCCAGCCGCCAGAACATTGCCCGAAGCCACGCCAGCACGGATGCGGACAAATGCCCGTAGCCCTTGGCGGCATCCTCAATATTTACCGCTGCCCTAAATGCGGATCGGAGTCATGGACATGAGCTTTACGCCCGAAGAACTGGTACTGCTTGAGCGCGCTATCGATCGCATCGGGTGGGACGAAATCAACGCCTACCATGCAGAGTTGCGCAAGGGGCAAGACATATACGAAGATGGCGGGGGGTTCTTCCTGCGAGCGATAAAGGCGCTGTTTGGATTTAGCAAGCTCGACCCAGTTTTAACATATCAAGCCGCTGCCCGCGCTTTGGTTGAGCGCGCACAGGTGCAACCATGACCCCCCGCCAGATCGGCGCCACGGACTACCAGCGCAACCGGACGCGGGCACAGAACCCTTATCGCCTCGCAGGACCGTCTAGGGCTGCATGGTTTGGGGGTTGGGATGATGCACGCAGAACAGAGAAAATGGAGATGGCAGCATGAATTATTATCCAAGTGCGTTCCCGCTCGCCGGTGGTGGGATTCAAGGTTCTGATGCGAAGGGCATGACCTTGCGCGATTGGTTCGCCGGTCAGGCAATGCCTGCAATAATCTCCGCAATGAGCGCCGGACAGCACGGTATAATGGGAGGGAAAAGTGCTTTGGAAAGCGTCGCATGCGATGCTTACGCGCAGGCCGACGCCATGCTCGCAGCTAGAAAGGACGCATGATGTTCATAAAGACCACCACCCACAAGCGCATCGTAGCGGAGAAGGATGCGGAGATTGCGGGGTTGATGAAGCGGTTGGCCGACAGCGCACGTCGGCACGCAATTACCGAACAAGAAGCCTGCGGCCAGGCGACTTGGATTGACCATCATGAGAAGATCATCACGGATCTGCGGCAACGGCTTTGGGATCTTCAGATTGTCGCCAATCGTGACCGTGCTCGTCTAGCCCCCTTCACCAAGATCCGTAACCGTGACAGTCGCGGACGCTTCATCAAGGATACCGTGGCATGACCCGCATAACCATCAAAGGCACCGACCATTACGATCCGCGCCCGATGACGAGTTGGCAGCGTGAGCACCGCGACGGGCCACTACAGCCCGACCACACAGGCGAATCCTGGTACGTTTCTCTTGCCCTGTGGATCGCAATGGCGCTTGTCATCGTGGCATCCGCTGTGGCATTCGCTTGATCCCTTTAGGAGATGATGAGATGACCGATACGACAGACCAGCAAGCGGTGACGGTTGCGCAGGAGGATCGGGAGGCGGCTGCGGGTTATCTGGACTCGCAGGGCGGCTATGTTATCGACGCGGCTGTCATCCGCACGGGGCAGGCGGACTTCAAGGATATCGTCCATGCCTTCGCCCGCCACCGCCTCGCCTCTGTACCATCCGCGAGTGCAGATTACGTGCTGGTGCCGCGCGAGCCTACCGAGGCGATGCTCGAAGCTCTGCATCGGGATGTCCGTATCAAGGCCGATCCAGCCCTCAAGACCGCCGATATTATGAACGAACGCGAGGTGTGGTCCGCCATGCTCGCCGCATCCCCCGAACCTGCACCCGCGACCAATCAGGCGGGAGAGGTGGAGCGGGCCATTCTCGATGCATGGCTGACCGACGTTCAGCGGGCGGCGATCAAGGGCGCCATCCACGTATCCGGCGATTGGGTTCTGACAACCGAATACGAAGACGATTTGGAGATTATCGAAGACTTGCCGGAGTCGATCGCTGATCCCGTCTCTGGCATTCTCACGTCGCTCGGCAATCTGATCCGCGCCGCCCTCGCTACCCAGCCCGCAACGTCGCAGGAGGGGGAGGGCAATGAAGCGCGTCGCGTGCTGACCCGCATCACGGTTGCACATAATCGACTGCGGCGTTCGGAAATCACGTCGCAGGAGTTTGACACATACGCGTTGGGCTTGCTCGCCTTCCTCGCCGCCACCCCGACGCCTCCCACCGAGGCGCGAGAAGGGGAGTTGCGGGAGGCGTTGGCATGGTATGGCGAACAGGCGCGGCTTGCCCGGCTGATCCACAGTGAGGGCGATGCGGGCCGTAACGCCTTAGCCGCAGATGGCGGCAAACGCGCTTTCCGCACCCTGTCCGCCGGGAGTGCGGGACAGTGAGCGGGGGTCTGGCGATCGGGAGGGACCGGTTCTTCGTCACCGTTTCAGGCGGCGCAACGTTCGACGCTTACAACGCGGCGCGCGCACTGATGTCGGATGCTGGCTTCTCGCTTGGGCCTAGCCAGCGCGGCGCGCCGGTTGCCTGCATGTTCGGGGATTGGGCGGTCGCCAAGTGGAAGAACCTAAACCGGGTCGAGCGAGGCGAGACGCATGCCCTCATTGAGGGCGACAATCGCGACGGACCACTGCGCATCCGACTGCTGCCCGCCGCACCCGATGCTGCTGTTCGCGCTTTCGACGCCCTCCCGCTCGCCCGCGCTCAACAGGAGCCCCAATCATGACCCCTCCCACCGATGCCACCGCAACGGGGCTTAAAGAGGCGATTGCGTGGTTGCGCGAGTGCAGCGATTGGTTGCTGACGAATGACCTCGACATGTCGTGCCCAATGCAGACCGATCCGCTGGACATTGCTGACAACCTTGAAGCCCTACTCCCTTCCGCGTCGGTCGGCGGGGAAAGGGAGGCGGAACGTGCGCGTTGTGCAGCGATTGCCGACAGAATGCAGGCCGCTGCATGGGCCGTGTTGCAGGACCGCCATAATGATGACGCGGCGGTTCAATGCGATACCGCATCCGAGATCGCCAAAGCCATTCGCGACCCGGAATACGAACGTGAGGCACTTGCCCTCGCCACCCCGGAAACGCCACCGACCGAAACTGTCCCGACGCCTCCTGCACTGTCGGAGGACTTGCGGGGAGTTCTTGAGTTCTACGCGGACCGAGACGGCGACGGCTATCGGGTCGACGTGACGAACTACGGCTTGTCCACCGAGGAAGGCGATATCGTCCGCGATGGTGGAGAACGCGCCCGCGCCGCCCTCGCCCTCACCAACGCACAGGGGCAGGCATCATGAGCGGGGCTGTCGAGATCTGCAAACGCTACGCCGAAATGTCGGGCAAGCGAGAGGCGGCTGAACGCGCTGCCGGGAACGAGGAAGCCGCGGCGTTCGAGAGCGGATCGACGATCACCGCCATGAACCTTGCGGACCTGATCGCTCGCACCACACCCCCATCGCGGTCCTATGCGGATGGGCTTGCTGTTGCGGCGAAGCATCTGGACGAGCGCGCGGAACGAGCGCGCGTGGCTGCAATCGGTGGCGGTATGGATCCGCTCGATGCCGAACTGCTGGACTATGAATATTCCAACGCTGCCGCCGCCATCCGCCTCTTGCCGCAGGGAGAGAAGGCATAATGGTTCGGTTGCTTTGCCTATTTTTCGTCGGCGATTGGCACCGGCATTACTGGGACATTCATCAGGAGATTCGTGTCTTCGATGGGGATGGAGGCTCTCGTCCGATTGCTCGGCACTACCACTTGCGCTGCCGTGAATGCGGCGATCTGAAAGTGAGGAAATTATGACCTCCGCATCGCGCAGCAAGGGGGAGGATGGGGCAGTCGTGTCCGCCCTCGACGAAATGGGAGAGGGGGTGATCGCCAAGGCGATGCGGTACAGCCTCAACGAGCGATACGGGATCGGGCTCAAGCTGGCGACAAGTCGATTGGTCGCAAAAGACATCCTCGACGCCGTCCGCCAGCACCTCACAGATCAGGAAGGACAGAACCAATGAAAACCCTCCTAACCTACAAGGGCATAAAATACCTGTGCATCGCGGCGGCACTGCCAACGACTGCTGTGGTGACGCACAGGAGCCACAAGCAGATCAACCGGGTTGTGGAGCGCGTGCATCCTAATCCCGTCCGTAAGTACGTTGCGGAGGCCCGTAAGCCCATCCCCGCCACCGACCTACCCATTGCACCCGCCGCAGCCATCGCAACCGCTGAGTGT